GGAATAATCTGGCTCAGTATAATTGGTTTAGGAATTGGTTGGGGTACAGAGTTTTTAAAACGTAGATTTTGTGGTTGGATTAAATACGGTGAGGGTGTTTAATTACCAACTCCTAGAACTATCTCTTATGATAGGTGACCATCGTGTTCCATACTCATCAACCATCTCACCTATATTCTCATCCTCAAGACCATTCACAACAAAACCAAATGGTGCCATGTCCTGTTCAAGCATGTCCTGTTGTTCATTCATCATGACCCGTCGAATATCGTTGTTAGTTAATTCCTTAAAGTATGTCTGGTCTGTCAACCATGCAAATATAAAGAGACATGCAACTAGATCGTCATTACATCCATCGTCTGCTTCAAATGACTGTCCCTTGACAATAAAGGTAGAAAGTTCGTTGATACAGTCATAATCCTCAAGAATAAGTTTGTTGTCTTCAACCAACTGTTTTAGATTAGAACAACCAATCTTTTTCACAGCCTTAGTTGTTCTTACCCCCAACTGCGCTCGACCACCACTGAACCCTGCTCCAATGACCTGTCCTGCGCGTCCACGCATACTAGCCATAATAAGGTTGTCATACTCCAAGTCAAACTGCATCGCACTGGCAACCTGTTCTCCTATATCATTGACCTCAATCAATACGAATGCTTGATTATATGCTCTTGCAACATCGTATATCTTAGAGGGAAATATAAGGGGTTTCAGTTCGTTGTCTCTAAACTTTGCGGCCACTCTGTACGGTATTTCACTCACATCTACAACTACAAATGCAGAATAATCGTTTGATGTTCCTCGCGCAACATCTGCAACGAGAACGTATGTATGGTCTGGTTGTGGAGCAACATGAACATCTAGACCCGCACTAGACTGTATCGGTGAGCGATATGTTAGTTGTTTCAGTTTGTATGGTGCGATAAGTGTGTCAATAGAACCAAGGAACTCACACTCAAACTCTGTATTGAACTGAGCCTGAGAAGTGTTCTTAATCGTCTGTTCCTTCCACGCTTCATCTCTGCCCGGAACTTCACTCCAGTGTACCTCAATAGGAATGTACTCGTTTCTCTCTTCTTCTGCATCCACCCATAGTTTATAGAACATATTCATACCATGTGGGGTGGAGACGATCATTACTTTTGTTGTCTTACCAGATGAAATTGTGGGGTACACAGAGGAAAAAAACTGTTCTGCGACATTGCTAGGAACGTAGGCGAACTCATCCAAAAATATGATGTTGTAACTGCCACCACGAACAGCACTAGCGCTAGTAGATGAGGCAAGTATCTTTGAACCATTTTCTAACTCCAAGGAACCTTTGTTCCAACTCATTACTCCCTGTTGTAACCACTTGGGAAGATGTTCATACGCCAGTTGCAAACGTGATAGTAAGTCGCGAGCAGTTGCAGCCTTATTCGCAAGAATTGCGATATTAACACTTGCGTTAAACAAGGCATAATGCAACAGATACGAAACCATGACGGTAGATTTACCCGACTGTCTGGGTAATTTACAGATAGTGAAACGATTATTATGGAAAGTACCTACCATCTCCTTTTGAAAGTCATACATTTTAAAAGGCACAAGACCCTCATCCAAAGAAACAATCTTTACATAGTTCTCAATAAAGTACTGAGGATCATCCATGCATTTCTGGTACTCAACAAGTTCTTTCTTCGTCCAGTTTTGGGCGACGTTAGCTTTCTTGAGGTTTGGATTGCCGAGGTAAGTAATATCAGGCATTACGGATAATTCTCTACACTCACAAGTTCTCTGTTCGTTAAATGCTCTTCTGCAATGTCTTCTTTAGACTGACCGTAGTATGCAACCGCATTGTGTGTATCAATTAACAACTGATTCAGAGTTGTATCATTCACAACAAACTCACCAAGAATACGACCGTATTTTCCCTTACCATCTTTTCTAGTGCGTAGAACCTGTATCGAATCCAAGGGTAGATGTTTCTGTACGAACTCCTTGGCCATCAGTCCATAGACCTTTTCTTCTTTGTCACTCGTTCTTGACTCAGGTGTGTCAACACCGTAGAAACGAATCCTTTGTTTCTTCAACCACACACCAAACCCAAGATCGATGTCCACATCAGCTGTGTCACCGTCTATTACTTTAACAATCTTACATGGATACTCATACATAATCGTCTCCTTGTTCTATTTATATCTAACGTATGCACCATCGTCACCACCGAGTATATCTAACGTATGCACCATCTTCATACACGATAGTATTAAGAACGTAGTGGCCGCGAGAACTGCCTTCATATCGTGGTTGTTTATTTACTGAACGAAATGAACTTTCTTTTTGTTTTGTATTCAAATACTCTTCATTTTTATCATAATCATATATGTATTTTTTCATTGGCCATTTGTATGTTCCATAGTCACCATTATGTCCAGCGTATGGATTAGACAAAGCCCACTTCTCAAAATAATCTGTATAGAAAAATGGATATTCTAGATGATACACAGATGGGTCTTTGAGAAATCTTGGTGAGAGGTATCTTGATAACAAATCATCTATACTCCTAGCAAACCACCAAAGTAACTCCCAATATGTTTTTGGTTTGTATGGAGACATATCAATATATTTTACAACAGTGTTTAACATATCAGAATCTTTCATAACATCAATCCAATCACTATCTTTGATCTTAAAGAATTCTTCTATAGACATTAATGATGATATTGCGAGAAATAATTCATCTCCCCCGCCACCATTAACATTAATTGTTTGCCCGTCCCATAACTGATTATTGTCATAGACATAGTTATCAAAAGAATGCCATTGAAGTTTAACCTTCTTTTTAACTAATATATCATAAAAATCTGGATTTTCTTGCACACTATTTGTTGATAGGTAAACGGTAAGGCTTGTGTCTAATCTTCTAGTTTGCAAAAGACTAACTAAAGCACATGTACTGTCAATACCACCTGACCACCACAATCGTATTGGTTTGCCTATATCCCACAATTCTATAGCTCTACGATTAACCAATTCTTCAAAGGTTGATGTAAAATTTGTAGGAAAATCCATAAGTGGATTCTCTATCAAATCGAGTTGATTTTCAAAACCATATCTAAAACGTGGAGAGTGTAGACCAAAACTAGTTGCTAATTTATATTCATCTCTTGCACTTATTTCTGGAAAAGAATTAAGATGATAATAAAGAACCTTACTCACTTTTATTCTTCAACATTTTTTGTAACTCAGCAGTGCTACCAACAAACAATGCATTGGTTACACTCTTTGGTCCATGATCAGGAACTTCTTTGAGTTTCTTCATCTTCTCTTGAAGGTCACCTAGTTTCTCAGTGACCTCTGCAACATTCTTGATTAACTGTCCAGCAACTTCGTATGCTCTTGGATGTTCACCCTCTTTCGCAAGTTCAAGGATACCCTCAATTGCATTAGAACCCTGTTCAACCAACCGATAGAAGTTCTCTCTTTGATACTTATAGTCAGCATCAATATCTTCACCCCCCTCTAACTCTACTGGATAACGGGAAACATCAGACATTTTAACTTTTGGGTTTAAAGAAGCTTCTGGTGGAATAACATCCCCAACTACTCCAAGTGCTTTATCTATTTCATTTACCATATTAATTCCTCTGTATATTTATGATGGAAGTTTTATTCCTCTATCGCGTAAATATTTTTTTTGAAAAACTTTGGGTGTTTGATTTTTAATCCATGGCATAACATGTAACCATTCTTGTGCGAACTTTTTATCATAAAATACATTTCTATTCTCCAATCCATAGGCCAATGACAAAGTTTCAAACAGGTCAAGTAAACGTCTTGCTTGTCCCCCATAAAAGTGTTGCCACGGAAATACTGTTGATAAATCCTCTGGCCAGATAGAAAAACCTAATGTGTCTTTATTAATATTGCCGTTGAACTTCAACGGATATCCCGCCGGTAAAGATGGATAATTATCAAAAATTTCATCTCCTCCGTTTCCAGTAAATATAACTTTACTGTTAAATTCAGAAATACATTTTTCTCTCATCAACCACTGTGATCGAAGACGTAAATTTGCAGACACTAATCTGTTTCTATTATTCTTCCATTTAGAATTTAAATTTATTTCATCCCAAGATATATTATAATCGGGAATACTTTCCATCTTAATATTTTTGTTATATGTGCCTGTATAATGAAGAACTTGGTTCAATGTTTCTATATCTTCTTTACCTTCCCACGATCCTGATAAACAAGTTATACTATTAAAATATTTTTTATGGTCAGCTAAACACAGTGCAATAGGTGTACTATCTAAACCACTACTGAGAAATAGAGTTGAATTTTCTGTATGACGTTTAAGAACTGCTTCTTCAAAGGAAT